ATATTCCGTTGGTTCCGTAGTATTCCTGAAAAAGACCGAGGAAGAATGTGTGTCTATGGATTGGATGCTGATTTGGTTCTCATTGCCTTGGCACAGAGGTCGCTTGGAAATATGGAGATTCTAAGAGAAAGAGAAGAGAGTGGATTTGCTACCATTTCAATTGATGCCTTCGCACAATGCCTTCCAATTCAAAATGTGGACGAATACATCCAGATGTGTATCTACTGTTTTGGAAACGACTTTATGCCACCGATTGCCATATTCTCTCTAAGAGAGGATGGATATACGAGAGCACTTCACTATCTACAACAGGGCAAGTTACAATACGCTGCGAAAGACGAGGAGAAGATATTGCTAAAAAGACGAAAGGACAAAGACAGTCACATTATTGCTCCTGACGCACAAGCATTGGAAGAGCGAGTTGCGCTTCATCTAATGGATGGTGTTCTTAATTGGGAAAAAGTGACCTTTGCTTTCTGGAAAACATTCTGGTGGACTTATCTGTATTTCACAACCTCAGAAGCACCGGATTGGTGTTGGTATTATCCGTATCCAGAAGCGCCTTTAATGAAAACTATCATCAACTATCCACGAATTGAAAAGACAGAGATAGAATGGGAGCATAAAGAACCACCCTATTCTATTCAACAACAACTGGAGTTTATATTGCCTGAAAAGTCGCTGGGAATGGAATGTAAGTTTCCGGATGAACTCTATGACGAACACGGGTTCGATATGCGTCATATGTGGATGAGACATTACAAATGGGAATGTGACCCTTTCATTTCTCTGCCCTGGAATCCTGCATTCGAACCTACGACGGTAATCTTCTTACCTACGCAGGCGTAATCCTTGTGCAGTAAATCGTACGCCTCCTCCACCGATAAAAGGCTTTACGATTCTTATAGGAGCAACTGGCTCTCCTGCAGGGTTTAGTGTATTTCCTGGTAAAACAACCACATCTTCTGGAATTTCAATATCAAAGTTGTTCGATCTTGGAGCTGCATAGTCATTCTCAATTTTGGACATTTCATTCAATTTTTTGAGTGCTGCTATTCCAGAAGTGTCTCGCATCATTCTCCAATGTCTGCGAATATGATTGATATACGAAACACGAAATACACTTGCAGATTTGTCTTTTACGTTATTTCTAAGAAGATCCATACATTCTTGTACTGTTCGATAAACAGGTTTATGTAACCTAGCATTCACAGCATTGTGAGCCCGAAATGTAAAATACATAAAGTCTTTTTTGGAATTCAGCATTCCTGGAAACTTAGCACGATACGATGCTAACAAATCTGTAAAATGATCCTTGCAATGAGGACACGTGATGGTATCACGAAACATATCTAACCAACTATTCATTAGTTGTCTTTCTGCTAACGATGGCATTTCTGGATAGAGAGATGCCATAGAATGGAGGGTCATCCAACCCATTGGGCCCCATACGGCTGTCATTATATTACTTTAACACAATCATCCCGGCTTCCATACCGCCCTCAAGGATCTCCTTGGCGATATGAGGTGGCGTCTTTTCACTCACTGGCATTCCTGCTTTCTTGAGCTCTTCTTTCACCTTGCGGTCAGGCATATTCTTGACCGTCTTCTTGATGTTACGACGTTTCTGCTCGATTCCCTTCTCAGTCATAATTCGCAGGGTTCCACGAACACCTGACTTTTTAAGTGGTGGTGGCCGTGCAGGATCTTTTACACCCTTGATGGTGCCCTTCAAAATGCCTTTAGGAAAGGTTCTCATCGTCCGTTTCTTTCGGGCAGCAGCAGGCATAGGGGCTGGAGCTGGAGCAGAAATGGGAACTGGTGGGGCAGTGTCTCCAATTTTCTGGATCGTGATTTTCTTGGACATACCTATTGTTAAAAAACGAATAAACTTATTTTAACAGGACAGACATCACATATACACTATGGAGTGGGAAGCCGTAAAAGCATATTTCGCAAATGGTGTCCGCAGATTAGTAGACCATCAAATTGATTCCTTTGAAGATTTCATTCGTAACAAAATACCTCTCATAGTTCAATCAACTCCACCGATAACTGTATGGCACGAACAAGATGAAACACTTAAGAAATACAAGTACGAATTCAAACTCTCATTTGAAAATGTAACCTACACCAAACCTCGTATTCAAGAAGCCACTGGCCGTGTCAAACCAATGTTGCCAATGGAAGCCCGTGTTCGTAACTTTACCTATGCTTCTCAAATGCACGCCGATGTTCGATTCATCGCAAGAACCTACAAAGGTGACCGCTTGGAATCGTATGATGAAGAATCTCGTGTCTTTGAAGGTATCTCTCTTGGAAAACTTCCAGTTATGCTTGGGTCATCTCTCTGCTTGTTGAAAGACTATCCACTCAAACCAGAAGAGTATGGAGAGTGTCCGTATGATCCAATGGGATACTTCATCATTCACGGAACTGAAAGAACAATTCTGTGTCAAGAGAAGGTTGCGGATAACCGTATTATGATCTTTCAAGCCAAGAAGTCGGCTGCAAAGACTAAGTATACCTATTCTGTGGAACTCAAGTCTCTCCACGAATCCTTTACGATGCCACCTAAGAAGTTGGAGATTCGTATGTCCTGCAAATTCAATGGATATGGATATCCGTTGTTGGCCTGTGTTCCTCGTTTCAAGGAAGACATTCCGTTGATGGTATTCTTTCGAGCGTTGGGTGTAACAACTGATAAAGAGGTTGCTAAATTGATTTGGGGATCAGCTGATGATCCTCATGTTGAAATGTTGGCTGCTTCCTTCCGTGACGCTTCTGAGATGAATATCTTTACACAAGACGATGCTGTTCGTTATCTCACTGGTCAACTTCAGTACACTACCAATCAAGAGGACAAATGTGCCTATGTCCGCAATCTACTGAACTCGGAATTATTACCACACGTAAGATTTGCAGGAGAGAATGCTGAACCATCTGTTCTTGCTGCACGAAAGGCTATCTTGATGGGTTCTATGATTCGACGATTGGTTCTAACATCCTGCAAACAGATTCCGATGGATGACCGTGATTCTTATCCAAACAAACGAGTGGTCACAACTGGGTCACTGCTTATGCATCTATTCCGTCAACTCTTTCAGAAGGTCTGTAACGATACTCGCAATGAATTCGTTCAAGAGGTCAACAACGACAATTGGAAGAAGGGAACACCAAGACCAATGGATATTCTGAATATCAACAATCTCTACAAGATTCTCAAACTCTCAACCATTGAAGGCAAACTCAAACAGGCGTTGGCAACTGGAAACTTCACAGTCCAGGGATTGGGAACATCCAATTCTACCTCGCTTTCTAACGCTACCAAGGTTGGTGTTTCGCAAGTGTTGGCAAGAATGTCTTATACTTCCACCGTCAGTCATTTGCGAAGAATTCAAACACCGGTTGAAAAGTCAGGTAAGTTATTGGCACCTCGTAAGTTACACGGAACCTCTTGGGGATTTATGTGTCCTGTTGAGACTCCGGAAGGTCATTCAGTTGGTATTGTGAAGAATATGGCGATGCTAACAAGTGTTACACAGAATATTCCATCCAATACAGTGTTACATTTCTTACAGGACTTCAATGATATTGAATGGATTAAGGCTGCGAAGGTATATTCAGGAACCGCAATCTCATTGAATGGTGTGATTATGGGATACACGAATCAGCCGAATGTGTTGGTTGAAAAATTGAGAAACGCAAAGAGAACACTGCGACTTCATCCACACACATCGATTGCTTGGCAAACGTTGATGAATATGATTATTATTGAAACCGATGGTGGTAGAGTGGTTCGACCACTGTTCCGTGTGGGTGCTGAATTTCCACCGGTTGAAAAGCGTGGAGATTGGAATGAATGGATTAAGTACTGTGTGGAATTTGTAGACGCTTCTGAGACTGAAACGTTACGTATTGCATTGAGCAAGGATGTTATAAACAGTTCGCATACTCATTACGAGATTCATCCATCGCTTATTCTGGGTCATATGGCATCTACAATTCCCTTGTCAGATCACAATCAGTCACCTCGAAATACCTATCAATCTGCTATGGGTAAACAGGCAATGTGTATCTATGCCAGAAACTATCCAAAGAGACTTGATAAGAATGCCTATGTATTGTGTTCTTTGACACGACCGATTGTGGAGACCAGAACGATGAATATTATGAAAATGCAGGAGATGCCGTTTGGTATGAATGCGATTGTTGCTATCGGTTGTTATGGTGGATACAATCAGGAGGACTCTATTATTATGAATAAGTCTTCTGTAAGACGAGGTCTCTTTCGTGGGTTGTATTACACGATGTATAAAGATGAGGAGCACCGAAATGTAGCATCTGGTCGTGAGGAGAAGTTTATGAAGCCTATGAAGCACAATACTCGTAAATTCAAGAATACCTCCTATGCTGCGATTGCGGACAATGGAATGCCTATTCTACATTCTACGATTCAGGAAAACGATGTAATCATAGGCAAAGTAGTAAATTTAAGAAATGACCCGTCTGGCTATGAATATCGTGATGCTTCTACTACTCATAAGAATTCAGAGCCTTGCCGAATTGATGGAGTGTGGCAAGATAAGAATTCAGATGGATACCCCTTCATCAAAGTGCGATGTGTCAGTGAGCGATTCCCTCAAATTGGTGACAAGTTCTCTTCGAGGCACGGACAGAAGGGAACTGTAGGTATGATGTTGGAAGAGGAGGATATGCCGTTTATGGCAAATGGATTGCGACCTGACTTGATTATGAATCCACACGCTGTTCCTTCTCGTATGACAATCGCTCAGTTGATGGAGAACATCTTCGGCAAGATTGGTGTGCGTAGAGGAACCTTGGGAGATGGAACGCCATATTCTCATATGAAGATTGAAGAGTTGAGAGCCCATATGATTGACTTGGGGTTACATCCTTATGGAAATGAGATTATGTATAACGGACAGACAGGAGAGATGATGAATGCTGAAATATTTATAGGACCAACCTTCTATCAGCGATTGAAGCACATGGTTATCGATAAGAAGCATTCAAGAGCAAAGGGGCCGATTGTATCATTGACACGACAGCCGTGTGAAGGAAGGTCTCGTGATGGAGGATTGCGAGTTGGAGAGATGGAACGTGACTGTATGATTTCACACGGAATTGCTGCATTTACGAAAGAGAGGTTGATGGATGTTTCTGACCCATTCCCTACTGGTGTTTGCAAGAGCTGTGGTACTATTGCGATAGTCAATTCCAAGGAGAACATCTTCGATTGTGGAGCTTGCGGTAACAAAACAGACTTTGTCGAGAAGACGATTCCTTACGCAATGAAGCTTTGGATGCAAGAGTTGGAAGCAATGCATATTACCCCCCATATGATTATGGGCTAAATTCGTCGCGCCGTAATTTTTTTTCCTGCCACTAAGCATACACAAAAAATGGGAGGAGGTTTGTTACAACTCGTCAGCTACGGAGCTCAAGATATCTACATTTCTGGTAATCCACAAATTACCTTCTGGAAGGTTCTCTTCAAGAGACACACCAACTTCGCAATGGAATCCATCGAAGTCACCTTCAACGGACAGGCCGACTTCAACAAGCGTGTCACTGCTATCATCAATCGTAATGCCGATTTGATGTACCGAACTTATGTTCAGGTTGTGTTGCCAACTGTTGATTTGATTGCCATCAAGACTTCAGTTGCTCGATTCCGTTGGTTGAACTACATTGGACACCGATTGATCAAGACTGTCGAGCTTGAAATCGGAGGTCAACGAATTGACCGACAATACGGAGACTGGATGCAAATCTGGACTCAGCTTTCTCAAGATGCCGGAACCATCGCCGCTCTTGATGATATGATTGGTAACACCCACGACTTGGTCTTGATGAAGGACAACCGTGGATACCAATTGGATGCCTCTTGTGCTGGATCTGAATTGACCAACACCTGTGCTCCTCGTGCCGGAACCCCAGCCCGAACTCTCTACATTCCTCTCCAGTTCTGGTTCTGCCGAAATCCTGGTTTGGCCATTCCTTTGATCGCCCTCCAATACCACGAAGTGCGTATCAACGTTGAGTTCGAGCAATGGATCAACTGCACCTACGTTGAGTTGGTGTCTGGACAGACTGCTCCTACCTCAATTCAGTCTTTGACTGCTGCCTCTTTGTACATTGATTACATCTACTTGGACACTGAGGAGCGACGTCGTTTCGCCCAACAGACTCACGAGTACCTCATTGAGCAACTCCAATTCACTGGTGCTGAATCCATCACTTCTTCTTCCAACAAGATCCAGTTGAACTTCAACCACCCTGTCAAGGAGCTTGTCTGGGTTGTCCAACGTGACTCGTATGTTGACTGCACTCCTAACCAACCTTTCATCCAAGAGGTTAACGGTATGCAGCCATTCAACTACTCCGATGACTTCACTACTGAGGGTATCGTGATGGACGTCCTTGCTCGTGGATCTTTGGGTGGTGGTGCAGCTGGAACTGTTGTCCCAACTACTTCCGATGGTCCTTCTGGTCCTTACCTCCCAGGTGTTGGAAACCAATCTGGTCCATCTCTCCAAGGTTCTTCTTGGTTGGATTCCAATATTGCTGGAGTCGGTTCAGGTGCTGCCGAACAGGAGGTTGTGTTCGAGGACACCACCAACTACTTGCTCGCCAAGGTCATCCTTGCCTCTGGAGTCAAGTGTGAAGGTAAGAACCCTGTTGAAGTCGCCAAGCTCCAACTCAACGGACAGGACCGATTCACTGAACGTGAGGGACGTTACTTCTCGGTTGTCCAACCATACCAACACCACACTCGTACTCCTTCCAAGGGTATCAACGTGTACTCCTTCGCTCTCAAGCCTGAGGAACATCAGCCATCTGGAAGCTGCAACTTCTCTCGTATTGACAAGGCTACTCTCCAACTCACTGTGTCCGTTAACACCGTGCGATCTGGACGAACTGCCCAAGTGCGTGTGTATGCCGTCAACTACAACGTGTTGCGTGTGATGTCTGGTATGGGAGGTCTTGCATACTCCAACTAAACACTGGGTATACGTGTTTATATTTTGTTAGCGTTGTGCTAACTGTGTAGGCTAGGGTTTAGCCATCATTTGAAATTGAATTTTCAGGTTCAAATGATTAGTTATATAAATGGCATTTGAAGGAGTTACGTATCGTACTGCAGGTAATTGGGTTGGAATTATTCCGGATACTAAAAATACTCCAATTAAGTATTTAGAGATTGGTGCATTTTATGGAGCTAATTTGCTTTCGGTTGCAAAAGGTTTTGGTATGCATCCAGATTCTGAGCTTCATTGCGTCGATCCTTGGATAGACTATCCAGAATATTCAGAATACAAAAATCAACAAGATTCAATTTATGAAACCTTCTGCAGAAATATTGCAAACTCTTCAAAACGTGATAAGATTTTTACTCATCGTGGATTTTCTCATAATGAAGTTGAAAAATTTCAGGATGAGACATTTGATTTGATTTATATTGATGGAAATCACGAACCAGAATTTGTATTGGAAGATGCTGTTCTTTGTTTTCGTAAGTTAAAAAAAGGAGGTTATATGATTTTTGACGATTATGGTTGGGGAGGTCCTAACTTAACTAAAAGAGGCATTGATGCATTTATGCACGCATACTACAAACGAGTAATATATATTACAACAAAGGATTCACAAGTTTTCATACAGAAAAAGTAATAAATAAAAATGAATTGGACAGCAGAGGATGTTATAACAACAGACCGTTATCTTGCAGCTTTTCCAAATAACTATTACAAAACAGATGTCTTTTATTATGGGCAAATTGTTTGGCGTGGTAGACTACATAAATTTAACAATGCACTAAACTTTTTGAAATCAAATACAACTAAAATTGTAGCAGGTCATTCAGATCTTCCTATCACGGATTCGATTGTAAATCAGTATCCATATTCGAAGTGGTTCTGTGTGAATAAGCAAACTCCAAAAGTAAGAGGATTGCCATTAGGAATAACAAATGATTGTAACGATAGTCCAATTCATCGTATTTATGGAAACATTCCAATGATGGTAGAAGTAGCGTCTGAACCACGAGATATTCAGAACCTGTTGTATGCCAATTTTTCATTGGACACTTATCCTGCAGAACGTATGCCTTTGATGAATTATTTGAGGGATAAATCTTGGGTAACAGTTGAAAGCTCAATATCAACTATGGAAGGTCGTAGAAAGTACCTGCAGAGTATTCGAAATCATACATTTGTTGCTTGTCCTCGTGGAAATGGAGTAGACACACATCGATTGTGGGAAACGCTTTATATGGGAAGTATACCAATCGTAATACGTGATATTGCGCATTCTGATTGGATGGATTTACCAATTCTTTGGATCAATTCTTGGGAGGAAGTTACAGAACAGTATCTGCTTGATATGGAAAAAATCATAACAGGTAGAAGTTGGAATATGGAAAAACTTAAGGTTGGATATTGGATTAATTACATTAAAAATACATCAAATTGAAATGGTCTTCATAATGTTGTTGGTTTTGAACATCTAACCTAATTATTTTATATTTTAAATTTGGATAACGTTGTCTTAATGCATTTTCCAATGCATCAAGAGAGTGATTTGGATAAGTTAAAACACAGGTTTTGTATCCATTTGCTTTTAATTTTCGAATACCGTTATCGACTGCATATGATGTTGAATAACAGTTCCATCCAAGAGAAATTCCTTCGCTCATTTAATTAGGTTCTCTACTATATTCCAAATCTTTTCACGAATTTTGATATCAACACTTAAGAAGGAAAGAGTCTTTGCAATAAGACAAGCTGTCACACTATTCAAATCTTCAATACTGAATCCTCTTTCCAATACTTCTTTTAAGAATACTGATTTCAAAGAATCCATATATTCAACATCTTGTTCGATTCCATTGAGAATACAGTCAAACCCTAAAATAGATTGATACATCTTTCCAAAATCAGTAAGGGAATCTCCATTTGTAGTAAGTTTTCCAAATATATCTCCTTTCATATCCAAAAATACATTTGTACCCTGCTTTGTCATTAATGTATTGCTGAACCAAGCATCTCCGTGAACTACAGAAGCAAGGACCGTGTTTTCATTTAGTATATACGACTTAACTCTACTATCAATAATTTTTACTACTTCTTCCGTGTTATCAAATGGGTAATCGTTCTTGTTTTGAATACGTTTAATAAGTTTGCCCATATAGTTATTGTACACATCCTCTTTTGCAATTGTTACTGGAATACCTGTATAATTATGCATACGGTCCAAATCAGCAACCATATTTCGAATGTGTTTTGGAGAAAGCAATTTATCCTTTAAAATATCGAATAACGTAAATCCATCTACAAATTTAAGCCTCAATGTTCCAGGACTTCCATCTATAAAAGTAGGAAACAGAGAAGAAAGAGGTGTATTTTGAATTGTTCGATAAAAGAATATTTCACCATTCATTGAATCTGCAGGCCCCTTCTTCGTGATTTCATTACCATTTCTGTAAACAACATTGAATTTATTGCTTGAACTTTCAGGAATTTTAGAACGAGCATATTTTTCAGTAAGATGACTGAATCCTATAGAGTTAAATAAATTGATATATGGATTGAATGCTCGGTCATCAATGTAGATATCTGCCTGTGGTTTTCCAAAATATATTTCATCATATGGAACATTGTACTTATCAAGTGTTTCAAAGGTATCCTGAGCATTTGCTTTCATAACTTTTCCAAGGTCATTGTTATAGGTTTTCATTCCACGAGCAGTGTACAAAATGATTGTGTGACCCAGTGATTTAAGTTCTTTTAGTAGAAAAAGTACTCGTTCGATTGGTTTACAATCAAGATATGTTTCGCCAGGTTGTCTATATGTGAATAATGTATTATCAATATCAAAACAGATTCTTAGATTTCCAGGCAGAATATTTGATAGGTTATTACTTATATCATCCGGTGTTCCCAAACAGATTGCTTTTGGTATTTCAAATCCAAGTACATTCACACCATTTGTAATCAAGTTTTTATAAATAAGAGACATATAGAATTCGTCATTAAAGGTTATGTCATTGTACATAATATAGTAAGCAGAATCCTCAAATTGCTTTCGAGTTTGAAAAGAATACACTCCACACGCATATGTATCACTTATATGTATTTTTTCAGCGATATCAGTAATTTTTCCATCTTCAATCTTTAAGAAACAATATGGTCTATCATCCTTAACCTTTGAATACCCAATTGCAGTTTCAGGTTTCAAATCGGAATTAAATGTATAAATTGTATCATTGTCAAAAAAACAAATCGGTTCTTCTATTCCAATATTCGATTTTTGCAGGCCAAGATAGGCAGTTTCTATAGCACCTCTTGTAGGTCTGTCTAAGTAGATATAATGAAAAGTCTTTTTTACAAGATGATGCAGAGTATTGTGAAATTGAACATCCTGCAAATCCTTATTCATAAATATATAGATTTCATCTGACGGAATGCTTTCAACAACCCGTTGAATAGAATGTATTCCCAGAACCATATTTAATGGCTTTGGAAACCCATTTGTACTTTCAAGTCTTTTTCCTGAACCACCGCAAAGCAGAATATACTTCATTAAATAGATTTCTCAAATACGTGTAAGCTTGTTAGTTGCATCTTTTTTGAACTTCTTTATTCGTTCTAGTGATAACAATGTAAGGTCAGCACGCAGTGATGGTAATTTTTCCATAATAGAATCCGGTACTGTTATGATATCTGCACCTGCTCTTCTTGCTCTTTCAATACTATAGACTTCTCTACAACCAGCCCATAAGATATCAGTATTTCTATTATTTTTGAATAATTCCTTTGCAGTTCGTATAATTGGGTCTGGGTTTACACCAGTATCTGAAATAGGTCCAGCAAAAATAGATATGATTTTAGGAAGTCCAGAATTTCCCAAAAGCTTCTTTGCTCTCTCAACTTGTTCAAGAGTATAAATAGCGGTTATATTGATTGGAATACGATTATGTATACAGAATTGAATAGCAATATCATTCCAAACACCTTCGCTGTTCATAATAGGAATCTTAACAAAAATAGAAGAATCGATTGCGTGTATTTCTTTTATCTGTTTAATGATTTTGTCTACATCATCTTCCCAGACCTGAAATGATATAGGTCTTCCTCTAAGATCCTTACTTATTGAATTGTAATAATCAGTATAGCACTTACCGGCCATAAGTGTACAATTTGTAGTAATTCCTTCTGCTTCTGGATACTTGTGAATATCTATACCATCATAGAATATCTTCATTCTACTCAAATTGCTTATTTTATTTTTCCAATATCTCCGCCAGGATGATTACGTTGAAAATCTTCTCGTGTTATTTCATTCAACTCTGCTAAATGAATACCGATAATATCTAAAAGTGTCATAAAAATTACACACGATACAGATGGTGCTATGTTCAAAGTATCTGCCTCTTTGATCTTGAAATTACAGATATTAAAAGAATAGTCTACAAAAGAAGCCAATTTTGCAGATGGGTTATTTGAAATACATATTTGCATAACAGAGAAGTTCTCTTTGATATATTTCGAGACCGTTAAAAGCTCATCTGTATTGCCAGAGTTTGTTATGTACAAAATTACATCTCCATTTTTAAGAATTCCCATATCTCCGTGAAACATATCCTGAACAAGAAGGGTATGAGCAGATATACCTAAACTCTGCCAGGTTGCAACGTTCTTTCTTACTATGTGAGCTGATTTACCTATTCCAGTAAGAAATATTGTACCCTTTAAAGGTTTTAGAAGTGATAAAATGAGACCGATGCACTCTTCCAACGACTCTTTTGAATTCTCCAATTGTTTTATATACGTATTCAACTTGTATGATGTATTTCGACTACAAGCTGGATTAAAACAAATCCCTATCTCATTGCATCGTGTTTTACATTGAGAACACTCCATTATCTACTTTCGCGCAATTATACTTTTCGCAAATACGAATGGGAAATTTATAGATTTAAAGTAGTCTACATCCTTATCTGCATATTCTGTATGAATCCAGGGATCAGCTATCCAATGTTGGATTATTCCACACATTGATATTTCGGGTCTCAAAACCTTATTCTTTTTACAGTAATATGCAGAAATCCGTTCCATACATTCAAAATCATATTTGGTCTTTATTTTCGGAATAAATGGTAGCATTCCACAAGATTCTAATGCATTGGAATGAATATAAAACATATTTCCAAAACATCCAAAATCGTGAGATGCAAACATTTTTAATCTATCAAGTACCGGTAATAAACGATTATATCCTTCATCATTTCTAGATCTATCGAGGGTTGGTTCCATAAAATGGTAAATGAACATAACGCCTTCATTCAATTCAGGTATCTCTTTTAATAGAACAACACTGTCGTGAATTATAACTGCCTTTTCTGCATATCTATTTTGATTAAAAAGATGTAAACATCCCCAAGTTGAAAAATAAGGATTCTCAAGAATTTCTGTATAGGAATCTTTCTCTATCGTAAGAGGTAAACTATTTTTTGCAACTGCTATAACAACCTTAGTAGTTGGATAGATTCTTCGAATACTATCTAAACATCGTTTGATTTGAAATTCTTGTTCAGGAATGTCTAGTTTTACAGGTATTATAAAACATAAACTCATTATTACTATACTTAAATAAATCTATCTGTAATTTTAAACTCGTATGCAAGAGAATACAAACGATTTATAAGTTCAATATCTTTGATTCTATCTGATGTCTTAACACGGAAATGAAATGCACTTGGGAACTCTTTCCAAATCTCTATTGCAGTTTTACCATCTTCAACATCCGCTCTTTGTACAGGAATAATAGGTATTTCATAATTTTTCAAATGAAACCCAATATTTAGGTCATCATTCTCTTGTGAAAAAGGAGGATTTTCTGTATCTTCTTTACATAGACGTTTCACTAAATCTATGGACATCGTAAATGCTGCTCCAGATGGAAATGATATGCCACTATCCTCTCCTATAACAGCTGCACACATTTCTGTCTTTGGTAAAACTTTCATCACAGTATAGTACCTATTCAAAACAATAAAAGAAGACAAATTGGGTCGAAATACAAAATCATAGTTATCCAACATAGGTTCAAAATAGCGAAATGCTAATATTGTTTTGCGATAAATTCCTTTCAAACTATCATCACAATTCAAATACAACGTATCTCCTATAAGTTGAGTTGGTCCATTATGACCCTTGTAAAAATAGTAATCAATATTTGTATGAGATTTCGAGTATCTTCTTATTTGTTTTTCAAAGGATGAATACGGTTCTCCATTATCACTCGAAAGAACTAATGTCAAAATCCGCATTTATATTTACATATTTAACATCAATATATGAAAATGAAGATTGGAACAGTTCTAACTGCAACCGATTTGAATCCTCTTTATTGTGATTTTATTCCAATTTTTGTAGAATCTTGGAAGAAACTTATTCCAGAAGCAGACATTTGTATCGTAATGATTGCAAATGAGATTCCAGAAAAACTAAAACCATATTCTCTGTATATTAAACTTTTGCCACCAATCGAAGGAATTCATACAGCATTTCAAGCACAGTGTATTCGATTATTGTATCCAAGAATTATTCAAAGAAACGAAGGTGTTCTTATCACTGATATGGATATGATCCCTCTTTCAAGAAAATATTACGTAGATTCGATTGCAAATGTTCCAGACGATGTGTTTGTAGTTTATCGTGATGTTTGCTTACCTGGAGAGATTTCAATGTGTTACAATGTTGCTCTTCCATCAATTTGGAAAGAAATGTTTGGAACAAATGGAATTGTAGCAGAACTCAATTCTTGGTACGAAGGAAGAGGATATGATGGAATGCACGGAGGTAAGGGTTGGGGTACAGATCAGGTGATATTGGTTGATAAATTCAATAAATGGAATGGTAAAAAACTTGTACTTAACGATACGATTACAAATTTCCATAGACTAGACAGAGCATTCGATGGTCATCTTTTCTCTGGAGAAAATCGTCCTAAATTAGCATCGATGATTGGTCGAGAACATTATGCAGACTTTCATTGCTTTCGCCCATACACAGATTACAAGGAACAGAATGACTTTGTAGTTTCTTGCATCAACAATACCAAAAATCCACGTTCGGCATTACGGTTAAATTTGCCTCCGATAAATAAATGGTAAACACATTCTCCTTTTGTATTTTTGGAGAATATAACCCACTTTATTACGATGGTCTCATCGAAAATCTTCAACTAATCGCAAAACATTATCCAGACTGGCTTACGTTTGTGTACGTTGGAAGTGATGTTCCAAATGAATATGTACAAAAAATTAGATCATTTCCTAAAAGCATTGTTCGTTATACTGGTCAACTTGGGCTTGTAAATACAATGTATCGATTCTTTGCGATTGATGAACCTGGTGTAGAACTGATGTTTGTCCGTGATGCAGATAGCAGAGTTCATTGGAAAGATCGATGGGCTATCAAAAGCTTTTTAAAAAATAATAAAAAGGTTCATATCATTCGAGATCATTATTATCACGATGCTCCAATGCTTGCTGGAATGTGGGGAATGCGTAAAATTGAAGGTCTCAATATGAGAGAATTATTTGATAACTTTATGAAGAATCCTACTGAGAATATTAAAGGAATAGATCAGGACTTTTTAAAACTCTGGTTCTATCCAAAAATTAATACGAACGTATTGGTGCATCATAGCAACGATTACATTTTGGTAGGAGAACTTGCTGTTAAATTTCCATTCGAATGGTCACACGATATCTATTGCGGTCGTGTACAAGAAGGTCCTTTTCAAGACAGTGAACAGCCTAATTATCGCGTTTCAATAAACTTTCGTAGGTAGAAACAAATGGAAGGAGGTATGAAGAAAGTTGGCTCTCGCGCCCAAGTGATGCACGGAACCGCAGTCAAGACTTCGGGTGGTTTGACTCGTAAAGATTTGAAGTACAATAAGTCTGGCAGAATTGTATCTGTTAAGAAATCACACACTGCCAAGAAAGATAAGCGACTTGAAAAACATGGTTACAAAACTCGCAAGGGAGTCTTCGGTGCTATCAAGCATCATTAACAAGTTAAATTTGACTTGCTATTATTTGTGTAAGAAAAGCAACCTAACAAAAATCGCCCATCAAGGATTGTCAAACGATAATCGTTGCTCTGCGGAAAGTAATAACGAACAGGCATTGCTGTTTTTGCCGCCATTATCTGACGCGTTGCTGCCAACACATCGCTTGGATACTGTTGTCGATAAGTCGCGCCAGAAACATCATACGGATATTTTAGGTTTGAAGCATTGGTTGTGAGGGGTTGAGCACTCATTTGTTATCATCATAGAAAATGGATTTTCCGAAGACTAGAATTTGACAGGTAACGATGAATATATTTTACCTACATACCGACCCCAAAAAAGCAGCAGAATATCACTGCGATAAACACGTTATTAAGATGATTATTGAATCCGCACAGATGCTATACTGCGCTCATTGGGTTCTCAATCCTGAAAATCTTCCAGAAAATGCATACAAATTAGCCCACAAAAATCACCCATCCTCTATCTGGGTACGAGAGAGTTACGATAACTATATGTGGCTATGTTATCTTGCTTGGTGGCTATGCCGTGAATACCAATTCCGTTACGGAAACCAAAAGTCACACAAAACCGAAGCCCATATTGAATGGTTACTTGCAAATCCTCCTGAAAGCATACCGGTTATTGGATATACTCCACTGCGACTTGCTATGCCAAATGAATACAAACGAGAAGACCCTGTTGAATCATATCGTTTGTTCTACGTTGAATCTAAGTTAAAAGAACGAAATATTGTAAAATACACCAAACGTCCTTGGCCAGAATTCTTACCTACGACGACGACCGCCTAAGAAGGTTGCAGTTCCGACACCAGGATAGTTCAAGACAAACGCATAGTATGGGTAGTAGATGGTTGCGAAGAAGAAATCAAGAATAGCCCAACCAATTGAACCATATTTGTCATAGGACAACTTGGCTGCTCCTACGTGGAACGCAATCAAAAGAATGGAAGAAATAATGGTAACCAAAATACCAGCACCTCCTACAAGAAATGCAAGACCACTGCTTGATTGACTTGAAGGAGTTTCATTGGAAGTAGGAGCTAACGCACTACTGGGGGCAGGAGCAGGAGTACTCATTGTTTATATCTTCAGAAAGATTTAGAAAAATGGATTTTTTTTAGTCATTATAGTCTAAGTTAAACGAAATGGTATTAACCGAAGATACTGGTTTGATACTTGAAATGGCATTGTGTATTGCATTCGATACTCCTTATAACGGTACATTCAAATACTCTATGGAAGAAGCACAACAATTATCACACAGATTCAAATCTTTGACCAAGAAGATACCAAAACTTATTCACACTGCAAGAAAGGGTGCAAGATATGATTTCAGTGGAAAAGATGATCCGTCCTATCATTTGAGTGCAAAATCAACTAAGAAAGATGGTAAAGTTGCTCCACAAGTGATTGGCCAACCAAGCGTACAGAAATTCTGTGAACTAATTGGTATCAAAAACGAAGGGATTCCTGCAGTCAAACAGTATATTCAACGGAACATTGCAAGGATATTGAAACTCTTGGTACATTACACATTCGATTCTACAATAGTCTATTACAACAAATCAAAAAACTCTATTCGACTGATATCACTTATTGTTCCTATAGATTGGGACTCTGTTCAATACACTTGGACGAGATCATACGAAACTTGGGAAAATTCTTCAACACTTCGAGTCATTATAAACGAAAAACCTATATCAATTTTGGAAATTCAATTCCACAATACTCGTTCAAATATGGCAATACGATGGAGCTTTGAAAATCTACTCCTTGCATTCAAGAATAACTTTCTTATTGAGAACGTTTAAGACAGAACAGATATTCTTTGATTGATGCATCTTCATTGTACTCGAATGACTTGAATCGTTTGTACTCTTTCTCAATTACACTCACCTTTCCATAAACACTCATCAATTCGATGACTTTTTCCTTAGATAGAATGCTCTCACTATTGTAGGACATAAATATCCATTGACTCTTCAAGTTTGATAAGAGTCGAACCAATGCATTTTCTGTTTCTTTTTTTCTACAAAATGGAGATAGGAAACAACTCTCAGGAATACCTGTTTTACCCTTTAAAGGCAGTTCTATCTCCTGCTGTTTTGGAGTCAATGCAATCATATTGAGTGGAAAGTAGTTCTTTGAATACTGTCGTTCATTGTACGGAGGATCAAGATACGCAAAGTCTACATTCACTGCTTCCAATAATTTATCCGATAATACATCTTCTTGAAAGGTAGACGATTGTTGTTTTGGACTTTCAATAATAGTGTGTATTGGTTCAAGAACTAGATTTTTCAAAGCCTTTGCTTTAAAGTTTTTTAGATAACATCCATAGACTGCAGGTACATTACTCACTGCATCTGAACTCAGAATAAGAGATGCGAGTACAAATTTATATTCATCTTCATTCATTGACGATCTAAGGTCTTCAATACGGGTTCGAATATAATCGATTCTTTTTGCATTGTCTATTGTGAAGAACATACGTTCATTTCCATCATTAGGACTGTATTTGCTTGTTATAAATCCAATTGTCTCTTCATACTTCTTTTCGTTGATTTCTTGATTGAGAATAGTGATGATATTCTTACAGTTTTCAGTATAGATTGAACGTGTTAATGCGTGTGTAATAATTGAACTATAAAGCTCTACATCGTTCGAAAACACAATTGCATTTTTAAGACGGAAATGATATGATACTATCCCTGTTCCTGCAAAGAGATCTGCAAATCTCTTATTCTCAAAAGAACTCCAACCTGTTTTTTCAAGTATATTGGTCTCTATCCAGGTAAGCAGTTGATATTTTGAACCTATATAGTTAAGACGATTGACATTCATAGATGAATACAATTGATTATTGATTCTATTATTCGTTTTACGAATGTTTGCGTTGAAGCACTTTCATAACGAGCCCCCCTACATAATAAATGAGTGACGACTTGGTAGTGGCTAAAACTGTTCAAACAGCACCAATCCGTATTCTTGCTGAAGGTCTGAAATCTATGTTGGTTGAGATGTCTTTGGTCTTCGATAAAGATGGAATCCGTATGATTGCGATGGACAATACGCGCACTGTTCTTATTCATATGAGACTCTATGCGAACAAATTCGAACACTATGAATACAATCACACTGCTGCCAAACTCGATGTCGGATTGAATACCGACCATTTTTACCGTGTGGTCAAAACTGTGACAAACGATGATACTATCACTTTTTCTGTTTCAAAAGCAGAATCGAATCATTTGACCATTACTCTTGAAAATGGCGAGAAGAAACGACGCATTCGTTACCGACTCAATTTATTGGACCGTGATGAAAACGATATCCCTATTCCAGAAACTGAATTCTCAACTCGTATTACTATGCCTTCGTTGGATTTCCAAAAGATTTGCCGTGATATGACACTGCTTTCTGCGAAGACAGTGGATATCAAGAATGTTGGAAATACTCTTACATTCACTTGTAAAGGTCCATTCGCATCTCAAACAGTGACGATGGGAGACAGTGCGTCTGAAATGGCGATTGTTAAGAAAGAGAACGATGAGATTGTAAGCGGAACATTCTCATTGCCACATTTGGTACTGTTTACCAAGTGTTCGAACTTGAGCAACAACTTGGAAGTTCATATGAAGAATGACTGGTTTTTGATGATTCGATATGTCATCGCAAATCTTGGTGATATTAAACTCTGTTTGATGCCTATTTCTACTTAAAACGGATTTTCATTTAACAAACGCTGAGAATGTATACCAAAATGAATACATTCCCAATGTCAAGTGAACAGTTACGTGCATTAAACCCAAATGCATCTAAATCTTATAAACAAGTTGTAAAGGCAAATGCCGATAAAATATCAAATATATTTGTAGAAAATGCAAAAAAGGGTCAAACTATACATATAAATAAAACAATTGAAAATCCAGCAAATTATGGTATAAAAATTGAAGGAATTGAGATGCGAGATTTTCAATACACTCAATATGCAAAAGATGTTGTGACTGAGATTCAACGAAACTTTCCAACTTCTAAAATCGCAACAATTGATTATGGTAATTTAATAAGTGTAACAATTGATTGGTCTCAAGACTTTATGAACCCAAGTGAGATGTTCTCGGATTAAAAAGTTTTAATGCTACCTCTTTTTACTTATTAAGATGTCTATTCAAGACAGAATACAAATGATTAAAAATCTAGCAAATGAAGTTTTTGAAGTACTTGGATATGGATTTTCGGAAAGAGTATATCACAATGCATTAGAACATCAATTTAAACTCAACGATATTCCATTCGAAACTGAAAGAAATATCGATGTCATGTTTAAGGGTAAAAGAGTTGGAAATGTTAGAGCAGATTTAATTGTAGATAACTCTATTGTTGTTGAACTTAAATCAGCTATACATATGAAACAAGAATTTGAACAGCAATGTGCTATGTATATGAAACTATTGAATATCAATAAAGGTCTTATCATTAACTTTCCCTCTTCATCTTGGGAATATCGTAATAAACCAGATTTTATCGAGATTGAATTTTCTGACTAATCACGCTTTCGTTTGAGGGATATTTTTTCCTCTGCGGGCAAATAGATTACACGCTCTCGGTCAATAAAATCCGCTGTGACCAACCCAACTGCGATTCCTCCAATGAATACTGGGATTGAAAACACCAAAAATGTTACAATTTCCATTTCTTTTATAGTATTGCTTATGTGTAATTAGGAAATGAGTACTCGCAAAACTACTCGTAGAAACTCGGGTGGAAGCATAGTAGATTCTATGCTCTATATCCGTAGTCAAGTCAAACTCTATCACTGGCAAACTCACTCCTTTGCTCGTCATACAGCAACGGATGAACTTGTGAAATCGTTGGATGAAAAGATTGACAAATTTGTGGAAGTCTTTATTGGAAAATATGGAACACCTCGTGTTGGCAAAACTCTTCAACTCAAAAATTTCAGTGAAGCAGAGGGAAAAAGATTTGTGGAAAAACAGGTGATTTTTCTCACCAAGATTCTCCCCCGTAAGCTTTCGCCCACAGATACTGATTTGCTAAACATTCGTGATGAAATCCTTGCGGATATCAATCAAACTCTATTTCTATTTACTTTGGCCTAAGCACGTGTGCTTTGTAAGCGATATCGCTTATTGAACTAAATTTTAAGGAAGGACTAAACAACTTGCGGTCTGTGAGTGTAGTTGTTGTGTTCCAGATTTTTACTATATGAAATGCTCCTTTGGGAGAAACGCTTACTCCTACCACTTTATCCTGTTGCTTACTAAGCATTGCGTTTGCTAAGCAGTGAACCATACAATCGATGAAGACTGAATGAGTATCCGCTGCGTCTACCTTTTTGGACCACGCTCCACCTTTTGCGTTTTCTGGGGCATCCCACATCGGGAGAAAGCCTTCTTTCATCAAGAAGAACATACCAGAAGTCCAAGCTTCTACTGAAATTGTATTTACTAAAGACCAGAACTCACTTGGAGTTGTAATCTTACCTATCTTTGTGTATCCCTTTAAGGAATAATCGTTATCGTTTGGATCGTGATACCAGAGGACCCAGTTGCTTAAGAATTTTGTATCGTCTGTCATTTTTTGACTACCTTCTAAAATTTTTGGCTCGCGGAAATCCGTTTTCAGAAAAAACGGATCTGTTAATCATAACGGATGTCGGAGGTGAGGACTATAAATAACATGGATGTAAAAACTATCTATGCATTGCGAGATGTCCCTCGCAAGGAATTATCACCAGAGACCATTGAAACCATACGAACGTTAAAGATTACGTTCAATCCGACATTCCGAAAACCCCAGAACCAGAATCGCATCGTGAGTAATGCTCCTGCTAATTGGAGAGCAAACCTAATTCAAAATATTGCTAAGACAATTATGAATAAGGACGATGACGATGATTATAGACAAATATATAGCCGCATCAACAAGATGTCAAAGAGCACATACACTAAACTGATTGGTGAAGTGATGGAAATCATTGAACGAAGAGATGAGCAGTTCCGATTTCGTGTAACCACTATGCTGTTTGACTTGGGAGTGAGACAAGGCAATTTTGCGACTCTTGTAGCAGACGCATATGCTCTTATGATTAAAACTTATCCCGATGCTAAAGATGACTTAAACACACAGATAAAAATGTTTGATACCATTTACGATGTCAAAAATTCAGTAGATATTGTTATTCCAGTTAGCACAGACCCAACGTTTGAAAAGGCTATACTAGAATGGAGCCTACAGATGGAGAAGAAGCGCGCATTTGCCTTCTATATTAATGAGCTATTCGTTCGCAACTTAATTGAAATGGAAACATATCAAGGATTTGTGAATACCGCATTGGCTGACCTAGATATATCAGCAAAACAACCCTTTACAGAAGTGATGGAGAACCATATTCATAGCATTGCGAAATTCCTGTTGATTGCCGCGCCCAAGGTAGAGTGTCGCGAAGCCATCAAAGTATTGTTGGCATTACCAAGAGACCAAACACCTTCGCTAAAGATGAAATCCCGATTCGCATTGGAGGATGCCGCAAAAGCAGCGTTCAAATAACGAAAACACCCTCCTACTATTCAACAAATGAGCGCAGTTCCATCCGCAACCGTTATGGCGCAGGCAGCCAAAATTGCCATCGAACAGGATCGCCCAATTTATTTAGATTACTACAACGACAGCATTGAGAAGAAATGCTGCATCGGAGTCCAAGAAGACATCAAATACCTTGTCAAATCTGACACGGAATACACCTCTCCTATCGTATCCATTATGCGAATCAAGGAAGAGAAAGTCTTTTTGGTTTGTACTGAAAATAGCTTGTACATCGTCCACGCAGATATTCCTGTGAAGCGTATTGTATCTTCAAACAACCAACCAACTAATTAATAATGAACTTTCCTCCTCCCCATATGATTCTGTATGAAAGACTCAATGATGTAGAAACCCAGAAAGTTTGGGATGACTACAAAAAGAAATACGGACATCAATGCGATTTTGATGAGGTGGACGCAGCGGTAACAAATTCAATGGACGACTTTGCCAAATGGTTCGTTCAATGGATGTCCTTTGCTCCTTCTCGTGCTCATATTCGCATTCGTGTTCTTCTAATCTGGCACTCTCATTTTTTGAGTTTGGCCTGTCAGCAGATGTTAAGACGCTCTCTGGAACAGAGGTCATTTCGTTGCCGTGTTTGGTTCCATATTGAAGAACCTTTGCTTCAATCTGCCATTGTAAGCCGCTGTATTGTTCGCAAGATGCCGGATTACAATCACACTCCAACCATTATTGGAAAACCATTGAATACAAAACTCTGGGACGACCCGCGTGAGTTTGAAAAGGAATTACAAGCGTCCAAGTAAGTAGTAGGTAATGAGGGTGTTCACAGATGGTTCTTGTATAGGCAATGGTAAGGCCGGTGCGAAGGCAGGTTACGCTGTTTGGTTTCCAGAAAACAGAGAGTGGTCGGTAGCCAATCGTGTCCCTGATGAAGAATCACAAACAAACCAACGAGCAGAATTATCAGCAATCGCAGAAGCAGTTCGTATCCTGCTTTCAAAAGGATGTGAAGACAGCGATATCGTTATTTATACCGACTCTGATTACAGCATAAAGTGTTTGACAGTTTGGATTACAAAATGGGTTGCTCGTGGATGGAAAACAATTGATGGCAAAGATGTATTACACCAAGACTTAATCAAAGAGATATCTGGAGGCCTTTCTAAATTCAAGTCTCATCGGTTTCATCACGTAAGAGCACACACTGGAGGAGAAGATGACCTATCCATCAACAATGACAAAGTAGACCAAATGGCAAGAGGAACAATTGATGACAGTGTAAAAACAGTCGTCCATCCTGCGAGAAATGTGATATTTGAAGGATGTCCTCTGGAATTGATGGGACCTTCTGTGCCTCAAACACGATTGCTTGAATGGATTCATTCCAACCTTGGAAAACTTGACAAGGACATCATTGATAAATATTTGTATAAGGCATTCTCTGAAATCTGCACGACACGTGATGTAAAACTGGTAAAACAGACTATTCAGAAACGCACATTCATTCGCGCCGAAGTAGGTCATTTACAAATATCCCACCCTAGTATAGATAAGGTAGAAGAATGAGTCGAGTAGTAGCATATCATTTTTGGTCACCAACGTGCGCCCCTTGTAAAGCAATCAAGGTAAGCGTTGAAGAACTGAAAGAGGAGTTTGACGATATTGAATGGGTGTCTGTGAATACTCACGATGACAAAGAAGATTTGTCAAGTAAGTTAGAGGTATCCGTGGTTCCTACAATTGTTGTGACCGTGGATGGAGCCGTTGTCGGTCGCCATTCAGGGACAATGATTTCTGTATACTATTCTATCTTACGTAAAGCTCGTTCACTTGCTAAGGGCAGTTCCGGCGGGGCATGATTGGCCTTGTGCTGGTCCTCCTGTTCCTGGTGTTTCTCCAGGTGGAACGCCTCCACACGATCCTCCATCATCACCAGATGATCCCTTATTTTTCCCCTTACCTCGTCTGTAATCTCCTGGAATGTAACTACCTCCACCACTAGAAGATCCACCAGAGGAACCACCGGATGTTCTATTAATCACACTGCTTGGTAGGCTTCCAGAATATTGGGCTTGGACGATGGCATAGGAGTTTCCACCAATAAACAGACCTTCTGCAAGTGCCATTGTTGCCTTCAAGTAGGTAGCGATGCTGCTGTCGCCTTTTTGACAGTTTCCAATCACTAGAGTTTGTGCAATAAATGTTACACCGAAGAACACGATTGTTGCAACTGCGTCCAAAATTGGACGGTTTGCAATCAAGTCGAACATATAATACGAAAAGATAGTGGCTGTAACCACAAGTGTCTGTGGAGCGTATGCAGATTGAAGTCCTTCAAATCCTTGGACGTAGCAACCTGGATAGTTTTCAATGGCACCACCTGCCATTGGAGTTGGAGGAGCAGTAGGAGGCAATGTCTCACCAGGTTTGAGCATCGCAAGTTTCCAGACATATCCGATTGTTTCACCGATTCCAGCCCAGAAGAACGAGAAAAGGAAGTTGGCTGGAATAGACATCAATCCAATCAAACTTGGAATGGAATAGACACCTTCCATAGTAAAAATATCCGCAAGAACACCGAAAAGCAGGAGGATATGTGGAATATAGGTGATTGTATCGGTTACAAGTGTTCCGATTCCAGGAGGAGCACCAGCAGCAGGCGTGCCTCCACGCAAGAATACGATTGTTCCTATCACTGATACAATTGCTGTTAAAAGGATGGCAATAAGAGTTGCCCACCAAGGAGCTGTAAGTTCGGAAGCCATATTGTTTTCTTAGCAATACTTGTTTTATCTGTTAAGAACAATGGGGTCTTCACAATCTACACAGAAACAGGATATTATTCCGCCTGATCCGCGAAAAGGTGATCCTTCTAAAGGTCTTAGCATTTCTCAATCAGAAGGTTGCGATCCTTGTAATCTGTATGTCAATCCTGGTATTTCCAGTTCTGCAGTTACGATAACACGCGAAACTTCCAATCCTTCAAAAGTAGTGATTAATCCAACTATTCCATTCCAATTCACTTTCAATGGACAGTCGGATTCAATTTCTCGTATTGAACTCTTTCATCCATCTCCCATTCGTATTGAAAATGTTCAACACGATGCTGTCATTGGATTCATAGGTGCAACAAAGAGTTCTATTTATGTCCCTATCACAAGCGGACCGAATCCTTCCACCAATTTCATAAGTCCAATTGCAGTCTATTTGCAGAGTTTAGGATCCAAGTTGCCATCTGGAGACTATGAAAAGATAGATGTGCCAACCGGAAAGAACTGGTCGTTATCCGACATATTCAAGAATGATGACTCCTTTTTTACTTGGACTATGCACGACTGGCAACAGGTATTGGATCACGAAGATGCCAATAATCGGTATTACAAATGGGTTCCAACAAGCAGTGCAGGAACACGTATTATTTTTATGCAGAATCCTATGGTGATTGCAGACTCTGATTTGCGTGCCATTCAACAATTTCCTATCACTGATCCTGCTCTACCAATCAATTCCCTGCAATTGGATCATACCTATTACAAAGCAGGTCCTCCAAAAGGATGCAAGAATTGTGTTCCTATTAAACCAAGTGGTCCAGATTTGAAGAGTGTCGTTCAAACTCAAGGAGCAGGTCATCTTGATGCGCAAACACTTATCAATATTTTCATAGGCACAATCACAGGAGTTGCAGGATTTGTTGCTGTTTATTTTGCATTGCGATGGGCTCTTTCTAAATTTGGCGATGAATTTGGAAATACATTTAAGGGAGTTGGTATCTTTCTTGCTAGAATTATTAATCAATTTATAATCGCAATTTATCAGGTGTTCAAAGATATTTTTGATGATGGAACAGAAAAGCCAACTCTTAAAAAAGAGTCCAGCAATTTCTCGGTTATAAATCCGATCTTTAATAAGAAACCAATTGCAGAAGAGTTACCTAAGGAAAGTGTATCAGAATTGATTGACAAAGAGATACCAAAACGCAAAACATTTATTCCAGAAGAGGAATCAACTTTCATTCCAAAATCATTGACAAGACGTAATCCTCTTCCATCTGCAAGAAGTCTATTTCCTCCAATGAACCGAGGAAAAGCCCCCATTCCTGCTCTTCCCAGACTTCCAGAAGTAGAGTTGCCAAAGATTAGCCTTCCAGATTTTACAGCGAAGACTCCTGAACCAAAAGAGGAACCAAAAGAGGAACCAAAAGAGGAACCAAAAAAGGAGCTCACAGATGATGAGAAACTTGAAAAGATCTCAAGTTCATATATTAGAAAACAAATAAAGGATATTATGCGAAATCGAAATCTGTCATTTGATCAAGCAGTTGCTTATCAAAAAACACACGGAACATCCGGATTCTTCCGTGGAGGTGAAAAAACGAGGCGCAGAACCTTTTATTAATAGAACTGCCGTCTTTCCACCACTAAATGTGAATTGAATTCACTGTCTTCATTCTGATAACTGTCATTTAATGACATTTCCTGTACTTGACGCTGCATATACTGCTCATATTCAACGTCAGTCATTTGGTCCACTCTCTTTCTAGTTTTTCGTTCACTTGTTACCCATCCATCCGCATCCTCTCTTCCGAACTTTGGACTGTGGGGTTCGTATTCGTATGTGCCTGCGGGTGTTTCATCGTAATTGCGTTTGCGATTGAATATCATAATTCCTCTTCTGTCACGCTCTTCTCTTTCTCGTAATCGGTTGGCCTCTTCCTCTTCCAACTTTCTCTGTTTATCAAGTTCCTGCCACTCTTTCGCCTTCTCTGCGAAGTTCTTTCCTGCATACACTGCGTTGTTTGCGGATGTATTCTTTGAAAGACTTGGGAAATTGTCCTCTGTCTTCTCTACTTTCTTTTTCAATTCGTTTAATCGTTGTTCTTCTTCTTTTGCTTTTTGGCGTTCTCGCCATCCAATTGTTGGGTTATATTTTGCGGGTCCTTTCATTGTATAGTTGAGAGCTAGAATGTTACAAAAATAAAATCCGTTTTTTCACATGTTTGAATTTAATTATAGAATAAAGATAAATGCCAACTTTAGAAAGTCGTGTAGGAGACGTAGTTCCTCTTAAGTTTCCTGGTAATAAAATCAATTGGAGATGGATTACTAAACGTAGAAGTGATGGACGATATTTGGGACGTCCTATAAAATTAGGCGTACGATATGGCGATGCTATGACTCTAAAAAGAAATAAAGACTTCGGAAAAGAATCCTTAATTCCAGAAGGAACCAAACTTCTTTCTTCCAGTAAAAAGAAGAAATCCAAAGGTACTATGAAAAAACGGAAGACAATGAAGAAAAAGAATTAATTGTAAAAATGGTGGTAGCAGTATTTATCAACGCAGAAGGAACATTCAGTGAAGTAAGTATTCCTGCTAAAACCGCAGATGTTCTTGAATGGTTACGCAAAAAATTGAAACAACCATCTCTACAATTTCAAGGGAAGACATCCACTGACGAAGCAACGTTTGCCTACTTTGCTTCTCCTATGGAAGACGAAGAAGAAGAACCGAATGCACATACATTGCCCCCTCCGTTTCACGAAGACAGTTTCCAAGGAAGCATTGCTGTATTGAAGGCATCAAATGATAATAATATGGATGAGTATGAAAAACCAGCATCGCAATATCTAGACTTAAAAATTGCAGAATATGAAGACTATCACGGTACCTGTGTATTCAAGGAAGAGGAAGAAGAGGAAGTAGAAGAGGAAGTGGAAGAGGAAGAGGAAGAAGAGGAGGAAGAGGAAGAAGAGGAAGAGGAGGAAGAGGAATATGGAGCTCCAGTTGTCCACACAATTCACGCATCGAACGTATACATAGACAATCCACTACGAGATTTGGTAAAAGAGAACTTCAATGAAGAAGTGGAGAAATGTATTCTTGATCGATGTGTGGAAGATGCAAAGTCTTGGTACGTTGACATTGATTGGGAAAATCCAGTCTTCAAAAATCTGTATCGAAGTCGAGTCGTTTCGTTGCATCCGCATAGAAACTTGATGAACACTATGTCTCCTCGTGATTTTGCATATTCGAATGCCGTCGATCACGCTCCAGAAAAGTGGAAAGAGTTAATCCAACAGAATGCAGATATGGAAAAGGCCAAGTACTCTCATCGTGCCACTGCATCGATTATGTCATTCTGCAAATCCTGTAAACGCAAGACCAAATGTGATTATTACCAAATGCAAACTCGTTCTGCGGATGAACCTATGACAACCTTTATGACCTGCCTCGAATGTGATAAGCGATGGAAATTTTGAGGAGGATACATAATGGAGGCGATTATCGCAAAACACTTTAAACCAGATAAAGTTGAAGAATTCAACAAACGTTTTTCACTTGTGAAAGACCTCGCCAATAACAGATTCACTTCGCCGGAAGAAATCTATCAAGCACACCCTGATTTGATTACACCACAACAGGCACAGGGTATCTGGAAGAACTACAACGAGGCCAAAGTTCAAAAAGGAGGAGTGGAAATCGTGTCGGCACAGATGGCGAATGACCTTCTTTCACCCACTATCTCGAAGGCACTCAATCTCCTGCTTGGAATCTTCATTCCTGAAGTCCGTATTCCTATCAAAGTTGGATTAGGTTTCATTTTTATTTTGAGTTACATCGAGAAACTGCCAGGTATCGGTGCGTTGGTAGCTTCTGCATTGGATATCACTGCTACCATTCTGCCTGTTTGGGCTGTGAGTTTACAGAATCTGATTCCACCATTGGTTGCTCTCATTCCATTACCGTATATGAACTTCGCAGGTATGTTTTTGGGTTATATCTTCTCTGCTGTCCTGCTGTTTATGGCGATTATGATAGGTATTTCTCGTAAACAATTTGGTTCTGCTATTGAGGCCACAGCAGGATTGATTCCTGTCTTCGGTCCTACGATGATGAATGGTGTAAAATCGGTGAATGTTACAGCAGCCAAATTGAATGCTCGTAGAATACAGGTTGTAGAACAGTTCACAACCTTGGTAAATCAGATCATACAAACAGCAACGCAAGCAGGTGAAGAAACAAAAGCATCTCTGCAGGGGTTGTTAACAGAAGCGGTAAGAGCATCTGGACCACCTCAACCTGTACCGGCACAACAGGCTGGAAAAAGGTTTTCAAGAAGAACGAGAAAGAGTAGTAAATGGAAGACCAGACGAACAAAATCAAGGAAACATTGAGGGAGTGGATTGGGTTGGATGACCAAATTCGAACTCTTCAAGCACAAATCAAACAAATACGAGAACGCAAAAATGTTTTAGGAGCATCGGTACTTGAATTTATGAAAGGGAATGAACTCGATAATTTCGTCATCGATGGAGCTGGTGGAACTATCGCTCGATCTGTTCGTACAGTACGTCCTCCTCTTCGTCGTGATGCTATCCGCACTCAGCTCTTGCTTCAGTTCGCGGACCAACCGCAGAGAGTAGCAGAAGCTCTTCGTGCGATTGAAGGCATTCAGGAAGGAGATGATATGTCCGTTGGAGGAACTCAACGAGAACTATTGACGCGTAGATTACCTAAGACACAACGTATTAACCTACAATAAATGTACTGGCTACTGATTGCGACACTGTTTGTCGCATATGTGCTTGTTTTCAATAAAGTCGCTAACGCCTATTTTGAAAGCAAACAAAAAATGACATGGAATGATGTCATTCGTGAGTTTTTTCCTACTAAAATTAACATTGAATTTTGACCCTCTTCTTTCCTAGAATAGTGGTTCTTGTTTCCGCCATCTTTCTCCACTCTTCTACACTTTGAATCTTATTTGACCGGAATAGAGCAATCAGACACATCCTGTGGTCTACTCCGAGACTTAGTAACATTTGACAATGAGGACACGGCATTCTACCTACTCTTACTCTGTTTTGTCAAAATTCGTTTTAGAAACTTGCCGTTGGTGAGGGTGTTAGAGACGCACTGGCTGTCGAACTGGTTGAAGTAGTTGCGGTCTGACTTGGTACAGCACTTGTGGTGGATGTAGCCGATAATGTGGAGCTATACGATCCAGTTGCTGTAGAACTTGGAGTGTCGCTTGTTGTAACAGAAACGGTTCCTGTATTGGATGGTGTTCCGGTAACTGAACTAGATATGGTAGCAGTAGAAGTTCCCGATCCTGTTCCAGTATTAGATGGTGTTGCGGTAACACTTGAAGAAATGGTTCCAGTAAGTGTGGATGTGGAGGAAGCAGTACTAGATACGGTTGGCAAACTCGTGGATGACTGGCTTCCACTTCCAGTTGATGTGCTGGTAGATGAAGAACTTGTGGTAGCATCGCTTGTTCTTGTGGAAGTAATTGTTTGCGTTCCAGACGATGTCATACTAGAAGTGGCTGTTTGACTAGGAGTACCTGTTTGACTTCCAGTGTTAGATGGAGTACCTGACTGAGTTGAGGTAGATGTCTGACTTCCAGTATTAGAAGCAGTTCCTGTCTGAGTAGACGTTCCCGTCTGACTTCCAGTATTTGATGGAGTACCAGTTTGAGTAGAAGTCGCTGTCTGACTGGCTGTATTTGATGGAGTACCAGTCTGACTAGAAGTTCCCGTCTGACTTCCAGTATTTGATGGAGTACCAGTCTGAGTAGACGTTCCCGTCTGACTTCCAGTGTTAGATGGAGTTCCAGTTTGAGTTGAGGTCGCTGTCTGACTCGCTGTATTGGAAGGTGTTCCAGTTTGAGTTGAACTTGCAGTCTGTGTTACAGAAGTTGTAGACGTTCCCGTCTGTGTTCCTGTCATACTAGAGGTCGCTGTCTGACTCGCTGTATTGGATGGAGTTCCAGTTTGAGTTGAAGTCGCTGTTTGACTTCCAGTATTGGAAGGTGTTCCTGTCTGACTAGAAGTAGCTGTTTGACTTCCAGTATTTGATGGAGTACCTGACTGAGTTGAGGTCGCTGTTTGAGTGGCTGTATTGGAAGGTGTTCCTGTCTGGGTGGAACTAATTGTTTGACTCGAACTCAAGGTCATAGCGGCGGTCATCGTCACACTCGACGTAGGGGTTTGGGTCTGAGAAGTCGTAGAAGTACCAGTTTGTGAGGGGGTCATCGACTGGGTCTGGCTCGGAGTCTGTGACTGAGTTGATGTCAAAGTCGAAGATATCGTCCCGGTTCCAGAGGGAGTTCGTGTCTGGCTCGGTGTCTGTGAAGACGTTTGAGAGGATGTAATGGTTGTTGTTGAGGTTGATGTAGAAGAGAGGGTTCTCGTAGACGTCATGGTCCAAGTCGAGAAGGCTGTCAAGCTGGCCGTTGAGGAAGGCGTTGCTGTCCATGTGGATGTACTTGTATAACTTGGTTGAATATCTGTAACCTTATTTTGCGTATAGACCACTGGAACAGATACTGCAGTTGCAACTATGCCACCTCCAACAATTGTTCCAATTGCTATCTTTGCCATCAAAGAAAGGCCTTTGGCAGCAGGGGCTGCTTGTGATGTAACACTTGGCCTCCTTATAGGATTTTCAGTGTAGGCGATTGATTCGGCAGCCATTATAATAATCGTGTTTATGAATTCTAGTGGTCTTGACACACAATCGTTCGTTTTTTCCTGCGAAGAAATCAATGAAGACACGCAGATTAAGACTGAAGTCTATTAAAAAATCCCATATGCCTGCCAAGAAGTTTGATGCTACCTTTGAGTATGCAGACGGACATACAAAGACAATCCCATTTGGAGCACGCGGAATGTCAGATTTTACAAAACACAAGGACACTCGCAGAAGGGCAAGATACTTAAATCGTCATTCTGGAATGGGAGAACATTGGAATCAACCAGATACTGCGGGCGCATTATCACGATGGGTATTGTGGAATAAACCTACCTTCAAAGCATCGGTGGCAGATTTTAAGAAACGTTTCGGGTTGTAAAGTTTGTCAGAGCATACAGAGTAACCGCTATTCCAACTGATACACCGCTGAAAAACCCTTCAAGGAAAGAAAACATCTCTATTTCTTAGGCACTCTTCTTTTTCAGTGAAAACGAATTATTTTCAATCTTCACAACAATGGTTACCATGCGTTGTGAACATTGTAAAAAGAAGACCCATTTAGAATTCAAGTGTTCCTGTCAAAAGATATTCTGTGTTTCCTGTAGAACGCCAGAATCACACGGATGTAAGCCAAACCAAAAACCAGTTGAATTGGTTAAAGTTGTTGCTCCGAAATTAGTGGACCGAGTCTAGTTCTTCAAAGAGGTCATCCATAAATGTCTGCTGTAAAGTGGTTGGTCTTTTCTCAGGTCCTAGAAAGCAGATTACAAATCCTCCTTCATCTTCTATCAGTTCAAAGTGAATGAACTCTTTTTTGGTATCCCGAAGTATGTGGACGTCATAAATATTTTTATACATTTTTTGAGTGTTGATGTCTTGAATATTGTAAGTATAGTGTTCCAAATCGTGCCAATCAAGCATCGCAAATACAGCACTGTCTACTTTATCCATTGCCTCTACTCACTATGAAAAAATACAATCCGTTTTACTTACTCCATCAAAGGTTCTAACCACGCATCCCATTCATCTGGATTTACACCATTCTCTTTGAGAATATCACGAGCTCTTCGCAGTCTTTCTGTCTCATTTGATATCTTCAGTAATTTAGGCAAGGCATCTCCCAATATCTCTGCTTTTGACCGACCAACGACTTCAATCCCTTCCAGATATCCACACAATACATTACAGAGCCGTGTCAGATTTCCTTGATGGCAAGTATTGACATTGTCATTGAGTTCCGATACCAATATCTTATTGAGTTCATTCTTATCGGGTGAGTGTTTGATGAATTGCCACACAGCATCCAACACCTTGCTGTATATTCCATCGCCCATATCGTAGATGTTATTGCCATTGATGTAATGGTTCAGCATAGAAATTGCTGTTTGCTTTTTCAATCTGTTTTCCAAGAGTATTTCCGCAGGTGTTTTTGAGATTACCAAACTATTCCATCGGTATTCAAATGGAACCGGTATTTTAAGAAGGACATCCACCGTCTTCTTTACCATAGCCACTGCTTCTCGTGTATGGACGTTTTGATTATCTCTTGCTATCTGTTCTAGTCTTTCAACCTGTCTTACTGGAGGAGGTGGAGGTGGTCTTCCAAGTTCAGCGTCTAATCGTTCATTGAGAGCAACAAGTCTATGATGATTTTCTCGTCTTATTCGTGTCAAAATTCTATGCAGTTCAGCATCGTTGCGACGAAATGGATTTTCTCGTACATATTCTTGTTGCACTGTTCGCAGTAGTATCTTGTGATTGAGTTTCATCTGGTTAATTTCAAATTTTCGTATATCTCTCAATCGGGTTGTATTGTGTAGTGAACACAAAGTCTCATCACGAAAGCAATCTCTTCCACATATCTCGTCATTTGTCTTTATTGCCCTACAAGTAGGCATTCTTCATACTTGTCTATATTCGTTCTGATTTTTTTAGTTCCGTTTTACAATGGAGGATGAAATAGAGAAACTTTTCAAGACGAACAAAGTAGAAGACCTAAAAAGGTTTATGCAGAAACGGCAATGCTTGAATTCTTACAACTGCGTCTTCATGTATGCCTTTCACGTAGTTCAGGCAGCAGGAATATTGACAACCACAATTGCTGCTGGATATGATATTAAAGAACTGGTTTGGGTTGGAGCATCAATGAATGTAATCGCAACACTTATTCAGGTATTTGAGAAAACTAATGAAAGTGTATCCAAAACGATGATGAAAAACATTCAGGACATTCGCAATGGAACCTATGTAGATGAGGGTATGATTATGCCTGACGATGACAAGAAGGCTCCTCTTCTCAATAAAACGGAACAGGACGCATCAAATAATGTGTGATATTACAAATGTCTCTTGAGATTGTATTCGGTCCTATGTTTTCAGGAAAGACTACCTATGCCTTGTCGTATATTCGTAGGCAACAAGCAATAGGTAAAAAGGTATTTGTAGTTAAGCCAACCATTGATGGACGATATACATTGAAAGAAGAGATAGCAAGTCACGATTTACAAAAAACAGAGGCAATGACTTGGAGCCCTGATTTGCCATTGATGATACTGGGAAACACAGTTACCTATGATTGTATAGTCATCGAAGAGGCTCAGTTCTTTACTGGATTACGAGCCTATGTTAAGAAGCTACTTGACATGGGAAAGCAGGTATTGATTGTAGGACTGGATGGAGATGCCAAACAGCACATCTTTGGAGAAATATACAAGTGTTTGCCATTGGCGAGTAAGATAACTAAACTCAATGCGTTATGCGGAGTCTGTTGTGATGGAACAGAGGCACCGTTTACAAAGAAGCTTATCAACGACGAAACATTAGTCGATGTCGGAGGACCCGAGAAATATGCTGCGGTGTGTTTTAAACATATTTGAAACTAAACTAAAAATGGTGGAACTCAGTCCGAGTGAAATAGTTCTTTTTCTTGTTCTTGGAATAGCATTTTTGGCACTTGTTTTTTTAGAATTTTTACCGAACTGTTTTTATGTCGCTCAGCAACGCGATTACCAAAATATTGTTGACGAGTAATAATGTTCGGTCTTGATCCATATTTATTCGGTATTCCTGGCAAGGGATTTCACTCTACTCGTATCTTCGGTCTCGCATTGTATGACATTCTTGGCACAATTGCGATCTCGTGGCTTATTTCCTATTTCTTTGGATACACTTTTTGGAAGGTATTGGTAATTGCCTTCGTGCTAGGTGAAGTCCTGCACTATATTTTTGGTACACAAACTGCTTTTCTTAAGACAATTGGTCTTTAAAGTTTATTTGCATACTTTTCAGTATGGCTCAGGTATTCAATCAATTCATCCAAATCTTCCTGCTGCTGTTCTGAACGAGTTGGAAGTGCTTTCAATTCCTTCATTTGACTATAGTATTGGTCCAGAATCTTACCATATTCTCTGCGTCGTTCTTCTTTCATTGGACGAATGACATTTTTCTGCAACGCTTCTAAGCACTGCTTATAGGATTCCTCATTCAAATCCAACGCATTGAATCGGCCCATCAAGCGGTTGACCCTTTCATCGAACAGGTCTTCACGAAGATGTACCAAGGCCCAAGAATCTTCCTTCATTCTCTGCTTGCTTATCAATTGAATATCAATGGTAGTTCCATCTTTCTTAGTTCCTTTGATGGTTATAACATCCTCTGGTTTAAGAGGTTCAAGAAACGGAAGGGCGTTCATTTAATTATACTTAAGCAAAAAGTCTTTAATTACTTCTCCTTGGTTACAGCACGTATAGCATCCATAAAGTCGCTTATTCTATCTGCCTTCTGCTGCTGATACTGCTCAGAAAGTGATTTTATACGGCTCTCTCTTGCTGTATTTTCTTCCTCAGTTTCGTCAATCTTGTGTAAGACCTTAAAGACTTTTTCGGATATTTCTATCCCTATCGTTTCTATAATCTGCTCGGGTGTGGTATTCATATTGGTTTAAGTACTCAAACATTACGCAAAAATAATCCGTTTTTTATAACTCAATATCATCTATTTGCTCCTCGTAATCGGGGAATGATAGTCTGAGTTTTTCCAGATATTGTTTGGGCCCTCCTTGGAAGAGCATGTCAAGAAAGCATTCGTAAATATCGTTGTCATTCAAGTTCCAAATCTCCTTTACCAAATCTGCGAACTTGTACCAGAAATAGCGGAACATCGAGATATCGCTCTCATAATGTTCATAGTCTGGGTCCATCTTACCATACATCACTGCATCAGTAATTATCTTCCTTACTCGCGGTGATTCATATTTGCTTTCATAGGTAAATTCATCTTCGTCCGTATTGTATCCATCGTCCATCTCAATATCTTCTGTGATTGTCTCCAATCTACATTTTGACATAAAAGCTGTTAGTGAGTCCATATTGCTTACACTGACCTCAGTGGTATAAGTTTCTGTTTTATTAGACAGGTCAAGTTCCATTATATTGCTATTCATAAATCCGTTTTTATAACGCAAAAACCTGTGTTTATGCAAGCACTTTTTCTGGTTTCTCCTTACATTCCTTGCAAATAGCCTTTCCCACTGTAATAGTTCCCGATACGTCTTTGTCGCATTCTTCACAATACTCTTTATGAACGTATCCAAAGTCATCCATTAGTTTTCGCAGGACTTCAGGCGTTGCACCATCCCGATCTTCCAGCGCAGCACACATGTCTTGAAATACCTGTTGCCTGTATTTTTCTGGAAGGAATATGACTGCACTTTTAATATAGAAGAATAGTTCTCTATACGTGTGTATGTTGAGTTCGTTCTCCATGTTCTCTTATTGACCTCAGTTATAAAAGTGTTGTTTTGTTGGACAGGTCACATTCCGTTGTTTTACCATTCACAAATCCGTTTTTGATGGCAAAAAGCGTTTCCGCCTTCCATTCTTTTTATTTATTAGAGTTATTCAAAGTATGCTATAATGTCCTGTAGTTTTTCCTGTCGTTTTCTTAGTATGTTAATTACCGATAATCCATCATTGTCTTCTATTTCTTCATTTGCTCCGTGTTCAACTAAGAGTTTGATAATAGAAAGTTCACAATCTCTTTTGCAGGCATAATAGAGAGCCGTTTTTCCATAATCATCTCTTTCATTCACATCAATACCCTTTTTTAAACACTTCTTAATTTCGTTAATATTAATTACAGGCTTTATAAGTTCAAGATGAAGTTTAGTTCGTCCTTCAATATCTAAAGGGTTCATCTTAGTTAAGTATTCTACGATATTAATCCCGCTTCTCCACATTTTTGCATGGTGAATTGGTTTTTGTCCTTTATCATCTTTTATATTCATATCTGCGCCATTTTTAACAAGATATTCTACAATATCAGTTGAGTAACTCCTAGGACAACAACAAGCCTTCGTAAGAGGAGTCCAGTTGTATATATTGCGTGCATTTACATCTGCACCGTTATTAACTAATAACTTTACAAGATTCAAATCTTCACATCGAACAGCATGAAAGAGTGGTGTTTCTCCAGTGTTGAGCGATCTTGCATTCACATCTGCTCCATTTTTAATTAAGTTTTCAACTTCTGTAAAATCTCTTCTAGAAATTGCATTGTGATATTTATTGTAATTTTTAGTTTTTTCATCCTCGTTCTCTGCTGGATTGCTGAACTTAAATTTTACTAACAAATCCACTTCATTCTTAGTAGGGGCTTCAACAGTGATAACCTTTGTTGCGACTTCGTTTTGGTTCTTTGCTTGGCTTCTCGTTTGTACCATTTTGCTTATACTGACCTCAGTGATATAAGTTCTGTTTTATTGGACAGGTCAAGGTTTATATTTTTGATGTGAAGAAATTCGTTTTTTCCAACTCAACCGAACCTTCTTATGCGCCTTGCATAGCCACATATGAAGTTCCTTCACAAATGTCGCCGACGCGTTGTTAAAACAACAATCGTCTTGACAATTCGCCATCATTAAATTAGTAGTATAGATGAGGTCAAAAAATATATGCATATAAAATCCGTTTTTTTCAATAGACAAAAAGCGTTTCCGCCTTTTTTTCATTAATATCCGTAGATATCGTGGTAGCATCCACGACAATAAGGTCCAACTGCGGTTGCTCTTCCGCATTCACATTCGTCCTCATCATTGCTTCTTTCGCATTCACATTCGTCCTCATTATTGCTTCTTTCGCAGATAGGTCGTTTTCCATATTTATTTTTTGCATTTATATCAGCACCTTTGCTAATTAAGTATTCTACAATATCAGTGTGTGGGTCTCCATAATGTTCAATGTGGAGTGGTGTTTCTTCTTCGTTATCTCTTGCATTCACATCCGCACCATTTTCTACTAGTAATTTCACCATTTCAATGCGATTATCAAATTCGCAGATCAATGCTACATGAAGTGGTGTTTGTCCTTGGTTGTTTCTTGCATTGACATCGCATCCAGCATCAATGAATATTTTCACAAGATCAAGGTCATTATCAACAATATCTTTCATCGCATTTGAGTTTTCTTTGAATCCATTACACGCGTGGTGGAGAGGAGTGTTTCCTTCACTATCTCTTCTTTCCTTCACATTAATATTTCCAAATTCAATCCAGTCTTTAACATCAGCAACATCGCCGTGGTAAATTACATTTTCAAATGAATCGTATCCCATTTCTCTTATACTGACCTCGTTGGTATAAGTTCTGTTTTGTTTGACAGGTCACACCTTCTATCGTTTTACAACTCATAAATCCGTTTTCGGAAGGCGCAGATAAGACAAAAAGCATTTCTGCCTTAGTCCTCTTCAGTCAATGACTTTAAGTATTTCATTATCTTGAATCTTCCTTCATGATGAATAGTTTGAACGATTGTATATCCATCATTGCATTTTGCGTTTACATCGGCTCCTTTTTCGATTAAGTATTTCACTACGTTAAGTTTTTTTTGCGAACATGCAGTCCAAAGTGGGGTTTGTCCGTATCCATCTTTTGCGTTCACATCGGCTCCATGCTCAACTAAGTACTTCACTATTTCCATATTTCCATATCTACATGCATAATGAAGTGGCGTGAGTTCATTGTTATTTTTTGCATTCACATCTGCTCCATTCTCAACTAAGTATTTCACACCATCAATATTCTTAGAGTAGCATGCTTCGTAAAGTGGTGTATTTTCTACCATATTCTTTGCATTTACATCCGCTCCTTTCTCAATTAAGGTTTTCATTGTGTTAAGGTTTCCTCGTGCCGTAGCTAAAAGAAGAGATGAGTTAAGTAAGTTCGTCATGTTCTCTTAATGACCTCAGTTATAAGAGTATTGTTTTGTTTGACAGGTCTCACCTTCTATCGTTTTGACACTCATAAATCCGTTTTTTGAAGGGCGCAGATAAGGCAAAAAGACGGGATTTTTGTTTTGTTTTGTTTACGTCTTTCACCTCCTTACGGACTTAAGCAGATACCTGCTCGACTTGCTTTTGGGCCTTAGCTGCTTCCTTGGAGGACTTCTCGGCGGCCTTAGAGGCCTTAAGTGCTTCCTTCTCTTCTGGGCTCATAGCGGCTATCTTCGCGCGGTATGCAGCGGCTCCGGCGGCCATCTTCGCCTTCTGTTCAGGTGTAAGCACACGCTTGGCCTTATTTTCCTTAGCCACTTCCTTCTCCGCCTTATCTGCTTTCGCGGCTTCCTTAGCGGCCTTTCTTGCGGCCTTAGCTTCCTTCTCGGCTACCTTCTGTGCTTTGTAAGCAGCCTTCTCTTCAGCAGACATCGCTGCTATTTTGGCCTTATGTGCGGCCAATCCGGCTTGCATCTTAGCCTTCTGTTCGGGAGTAAGGCTACGCTTCTGGGAGCTAGTCATACTAGCGTTATCTTCGATGGTGGGGGTGGTTGGTTCGATGGTGGACATTTTGTTACTGGTTTCTTGCTTTAACGCTAAGTTCGTACTGGACCTCGGGTGATACGAGTATTGCTTATTTGGACAGGTCTCACCTACTATGGCTTTACCCACTCATAAATCCGTTTTGGGAAGGGCGGGAATAGGGCCTTCTGCACGAATCCGTTTTACGTAGGGAAGCCTGCAGGGATCCCTAAAGGGTTCGTTTTGGGGGGCGCACATAAGGGCATTTTAGCACCCATTTCTTGCCAGGGGGTACTTTACGCACTCATTTCCCTATTTGCTTACTCATAATTCTGGATTATAAGCCCACTTTATCACCCATTTCCCATTTCTTCGGGGAGGAACATAGCAGTTAGTTTCGGTTGGAGATAGTTTACTCTAAAAAAGATCCAATTTGATCCATTTTCCTGAGTATCCAGAAACCAGTGACATTCCTAGGGGGGAGGGTACCCTAATTACTATCTTCGCAAACTCTTTTCGCTGCCCCCTTATAAGTGAAGGTAGCCGTA